TCGCACAAAGGCCGGGATTTGCCTGTTTCAAATGATTACGGTTTTGTATACGGTTCTTTTGAATTTGATAATCCAGGAGTAGTCGAAAAATTATCTGCTGGACAATGTAAACCGTTAAAATAATGCAGATTGGGAATCGGCTTATTCCGGAAGATTGTCAAGAAAAGGCTAGTGTCGCCGGTCAATCTGTAGTAATTTTCTTGCAGGAAAGGGGATATAAAAATATTTTGGTTATATTTTGCGAAGAGCATCCTGATAAGATAATTGAAAGCGAAACAATTAGTCATATAGTTCAGTCACCGATGAATAAAAATACTATAGATAATTTAATGGCAACGCTTAACCGGCGAAACAAAATACTATATGGAGGGCATGATGAAAGAAGTAAATCTTAATAGTCTGATAGTAAAGAACTTTCAAGCAGCAGGTGGATTTATTCATAAAATTCCCGATCCGATGTTTACCGATGATGAAGGTCAAAGATTTAATCTAAGACGGCCATTTGACGGATTTGCTGTATTAGATAGTTTTCATTACTATTTTGAAACAAAAATGCTTAAGGATTATCAGGCTTTTCCATTCCAGAAATTAAGTGAGCATCAGATTGATAGTCTTTGCTTAATAGAGACAAATTCAGTACTTTCAACGCCGATAATAATAGTTGGAATATATTTATACCGGATAGGATTTGATTTATTCTTTTTCCAGCCGAATAAAAAAGCCTGGGAAATGCGCTGTTCTATTGTTAAAAGTCAACTTGAAGAACTGAGAGATAAAGGCTTATACTTACCATTAAGGAAACAATGGTTTGACGTATTGAGAATTCCGGCTAAGATAATAGATGTGCGGCCATATAAACTGAATGGAAAGCCGAGAGTGAGAATTGCAATAGAAGACGGAGAGGACGACTATGCAGAAACTTTTCTTGAAACTTAGTATATTTGATTTATCTATTTGTAAAGGTAACTTTACAATTAATGTTTTAAAGATTGGATTATTAGAATGCACTTATTGTTTCCATCTATTTGGGTTGCATGTTGATAATTTTACGATAATAATTCATTTAATAGGGATACCGATAATGATACTGCGTAAACCAAAGGTACGATAATGGCAAAGAAAGAAATAAAAATCGCATGTAAAGGCGCTGATTTATTGCCGATCGATAAGTTGATAGATTTCCAGGGCGAGCTCAAAAAGATTACCCCTGAGAATATGCAGAAACTTAAGAATAATATTATTAAAAATAATTTCAGCGCACCGATCTTTATATGGAAAAAATCCGATAAAAGCAAAGCGTATATTTTAGATGGGCATAGCCGGGTTAAGGCTTTATTGGAATTGCAGAAGGAAGGATATAAAATACCGGCGAAATTACCAGTCGATTATATAAAAGCAATCAATAAAAAGGAAGCAAAAGAAAAATTGTTAGGAATCGCAAGCCAATATGGAATAATAACCGAGGCAGGATTAATGGATTTTATTAATGAAGCTGATTTAGATATAGATTCTCTGATAGCTACAATAGAAATACCCGATATTGATATTGTGTTTCCCGAAGAAGAAACTATTGACGACGATGAAATACCAGAAAAAGTCAAAACAATAACTAAAATGGGTGATTTATGGGAATTAGGTGAACATCGAGTATTATGCGGGGATAGTACGGATGCCGAGCAGGTGAAAAAGTTGATGGCAAAAAGGGAAGCGAAAATATTGTTTACATCGCCACCTTATTCAGATATGAGAAGCTATGGCGGTAATAAAGATATAAGTATAAATTATATAATTAAATTTATACCAGCTTTTAGGAGGTACATAAAGTATCAAGTTATAAATTTAGGGATACAGAGGAAAAACGGAGAAATACATGAATATTGGCAACAATATATTAAAGAGGCCAAACAGTGCGGATATAAGTTAATATCTTGGAATATATGGAATAGGGCAGAGCAGGGCGGGAGTGTAGGCGCCATAACAGGATTATTTCCGATTGAGCATGAATGGATATTTATATTTGGGTATAAAGCAAACAAAAACGACTTTAATAAAATTATAAAGAATAAACATGCGGGGGAATTTAGAAGTGGTGGGGATAGACAGGCTGATGGAAGTTTGATAAATAAGCATAGATATATAAACAAGTATAGAAGAATGGGAACTGTCCAGACAATTTCATTTGAACGAAATTTATTAAACAAAAGAAGCCATGTTGCAGTATTTCCTATAAAATTACCAACTGAATATATAAAAGCGATGACTGATGTGAATGATAGTATTATTGATTCTTTTATAGGCTCAGGCTCTACTCTAATAGCCTGCGAAAAAATTAACCGGATATGTTATGGCATGGAGATTGAACCGCACTATTGCGATGTAATAGTACAGAGATATAAGGATTGGTGTACAAAAAATAATCGAACAATAAAGATTAAACGAAATGGCAAAAACTACAAATAAAATAAAAAAGAAATCTTACGCTGGTCGTCAGTCAAAACTCAATAAAACAACACTAAAAGAAATACTAAAATATATTACTATGGGTATATCATTTAAAGATTCTTGCATCTATATGGGGATCGGTGAATCGACTTTTTATGTATGGATACAGAAAGGCGAGAAGTCAATTAAGAACAAAACAGAAACAATCTATAGGGAATTTGTAGAGGGGATTAGGCAAGCTGAAATAGCAGGTAAATTAAGGCGTGTTGGTATTATAGTTAAGCATGAAAATGAAGACCCAAAGCTTGCATTAGAGATGTTAGCCAGGAAATATCCAGAAGAGTTTGGAAGAAAAGAAATCATTAGGCAAAGTATAGATATGAATGTAAGGGCTAAATCGCCACAAGATGAATTATTAGAAGCAGAAGAAAGAGCAGAGGAATTAGGATATGAGCCGAGAGACGATAAAAAAGAAAAATCTCGAAGCAACAGAAAGCGACAAAGCAGCACTAAAGCTAATAAGAAAGTATAGAAAGCATCCGGGTTTATTTATCGAGCATAAGCTGGGTATTAAACTATGGTCGGGAATGCGGTATATAATTGATGCTGTTTGGCATAATAAGCGAGTAAGTGTTAAGGCGTGCCATGCAATCTCGAAAACTAAAGTCGCTGGAGCTTTAGCAGTTACTTACTTAAACCTATATAAAGACGCAATCGTAGTAACTACAGCACCATCTAACCGCCAAGTTGAAAAACTTCTTTGGAAAGAGATCAGAGAAATATATACAAGAGTAGAAAGAGACTTAAGAGGTATTTGCCTACAAATGGATATTAAGTGTAATGCCGAAAGCTATATGATCGGTTTTGCGACTGACAATGCAACCAGGATAGAGGGCTGGCATAGTGCGCATATATTGTTTATTTTAGACGAAGCAAAAGGTATTCCACAGTGGTGTTATGATGCGCTTGACGGTAGTATGAGTGGTAAAGCTAAGATGCTGGAAATATCAACTACCGATGGAGCAGATCAGTTAGCACCTTTCAGACAGCACCACACAAGCCGGCGGAGTGAATGGAAATGTATAAGTATGTCTGCATGGGATTCGCCTTTTGTTAATCCGGCCACAGTAAGAAAAGAGTATAAAAAATATATTAATAAGAAACTGTTTAAATATGGTAAGTTTAAGAATAAAACAGAATGGCCAATATCATTAAAAGAAAAGATACAAATATCTGAGGATGAATGGATTGATAGTCGGGAAAGAGCTTGGAAAATAGACCGGCCAGAGCTATGGTCATGCAAAGTTATAGGCGAATTTTGGGAGCAAGGAGTTGACAATATTATACCGCTGGCATGGCTATTATCGGCTGTAGAAGCAGAGGTTGATAAAAACGAATTCCCTTGGACATTCGGAGCAGATGTCGCACGGATGGGCGATGATAGAAGCGTATTAACCGAGATGCAAGGAAAGACTGCATTACCACAGAAAGTATGGGGCCAGAGAAATACGATGGAGACCTCTGGTATTATCGCAATTGAAATGAAAGAAAGAGGTATATTGCCGCACGCTTCTCTACTTAGAGGGATAATAAAAATAGATGCTGATGGAGTGGGGAGCGGTGTATT